CTCGATTGTTACGCCTCTAAGTCTTGGCATTACATAGTTTCTTGTGTATACACACATTGCATGTAACTTATTAACTCCAGGTGTAGCGAATTCGTCTACTAGAAGAACTCTTGAACCGAACACTTGTCCGATTTCACCTGATAGCTTAGTAGCCATGTCGCCAACGAGGTTAGCGTCTTGGAACTCAGCATCACTTAGTAAGTTAAAATACTCTTGTTGGTTTACAATGTAAATCACATCATTTGGATTAACACCGTATTTGCCCATTTTCTTTCTCATAGCTAATAGATTAGCTGCAGTTAAAGACTCACTTGCAAATGCTGTTGCAGATGTAGTTAAGTGAGTACCTGAACTATCATCTGTTCTAGCTAAGTGACCTAAACCTTCAAATGAAGCACCACTTGTACCGAAAGCACCATCAGCGTCGTCACCGACTAGGATTGCATTTTCGATTGCTCTTGCATGCGCTCTTACCATTGACTCTCTAATTAAAGGAAGTATTGGCATGATTGCGTCTTCTTCTGTTTCATTACCTAAGAATGATTGAGAAATAAGTTTTTTGGTTGAAAGAGTTTTTTCTGTTAAGTCAACACCACCTGCTGAACCAGGGTTATAAGCGTCTCCTCTTTCCTGTAAATTACCATGCGGTGAAGAACCACTTGCTGCTTGGTTAGCTGTAAACTCAGCATACCCTGCATCTGGTAAGATTGGAATAATCATATTCGCAGAAGTCATTGGAATTTCTCTAAATAGAGGTGCTAATACCAATTCGTTCTGAATGTCTCTTTCGATGTTTGTTGAAACGACTTGCTCAAAGTCTGCTGAAGAAACGCCAACACCACTATGTGCATTAACTTTTTCCATCAAACCTTTCGCGTAATCATTGTTCCATCCTTTACCAGTAGCTAAACCAGCAAATTTTGCATCAACGATATCGTTTTCGAAAGCTTTTTTCCAGTCACCTTGACCCGTTCTATCTGAGAAAATTCTTTTTGATTCTCTGATGTTCATGATTTCTTCAGACTTCTCAGCTAACTGAGATTCAAGTGTTTTAACCACTTGCTGTAAGTCTTCATGCTTCTCATTGACTCTTTTCTCGACATCATTCATGAGTCTTTCGGCGCCTGATAAACCTGCTTCAATCACAGATTTTTGCTCTTCCTGTTTTGCTTCTTGAACAGCCTTTTCATTAGCTTCTACTTTAGCGGCTTTTTCAACTGCTTCAGCTTCTGCTTTTTCTTCTGCTGCTTTAAGTTCGGCTTGTTTCATTGCATAAGAAGCAACTGCTTTTTCAGCAGCGTCTTTTGCAAATTTATCTAAGTCGAACTCTGGAGAAGTTTCAGGATTCATTTTTTCTTCTGACATATCAGTCTCCATTTTTTGGGATTTCTCCCCACTTGGCTGCTCAACTTTCACAGCGTCTGCTGAGTCTATCGAGGTAGCCTTTATAAATTGCTTTTTGAAATTATTGTAGTCGTCCATATTATCAAAACCTTTTGCTAGAGAGAAAGTTGCTCCCTGATTGCACGGTACTGATACTACAGAAACTTCGAATAATTCCGCGTCCTTTATTTTATATCCGTCAGTTTCAGTCATATAATCTGCATCCTTGACTCTGAAGCCGACAGAAAACGCTCCAAGGACACCATCTTTCACTAATTCTTTTATCTCGCCAGCTGCTTTAGAAATTCTTCCAGTTATTTGCAAACCTTCATTAGTAACTTCTAAACCAGTCGCTTTACCGATAGGCTTATTGTAGTCATGATTAAAAAGTAAAACAGGATTATTTTTAAAATTTTCCAATCCACCTTTTGTCCATGCTTCAGCTTCGATTATATCGCCAGCTCTATCTAGTGCATTTGTACTTGCAGAACCTTTGATGTCGATACCGCCATCATCAGTTTCGCCTAGAGTTTTAAAAGTATTAGTCCAGTGAAATATTTTATTTGATTTATTTGACATCTTTTTTCTCCACTTTCACTTCAGCTTTTGGCTTAGGTGCTGGTGTAGGTTTCTCTACAACAGGAGTGACAGAAACAGGATATCTTTTATCAACCACAGAAAGCACTCTGTTCCAAGAGCCAAAGTATCTTCTTAACATAAAGTCTTTAACTGGAACGTCGCTTCCGTATGATTTATATTCAGCTAAATCCATAACTCCACCTTTTTCAGTGAAGAATTCGGAAACAGCTTTTATCATCATATCTTTTGTCATAATTAATTTTCCTCGTCAGGAGAACTTTCGGTAGGCCGTCCTCCTTGCTCTGGATTAACTGATGACCCTGCTAAATTTACAGGAACACGAGGTTCATCAAATCCGTCTATTGGATCTTTACCAAGGGCTTCTCTTGCTTCATTAGTACTTATGATTCCTGTATTCACAAGTGTAGCATAATAAGCTGCTTGGTCTCTTAGTTCAGGTTGTAAAGCAGGTATTCCTGTTACATCTTCTACAAGATTAAATCCAAAATATCTTTCCATAGCATATCCTATTTTTTTAACTATAGGTAATATAGTCTCTAAATAATATAGTCTATGATTAGGTCGTATGTTTGCATTATTACCACCATCTAAAAGAATAGGTGGTATTCCCATGCTTTCAAGAATTATCTTCTCGGTAGCTTTTATTGAATCTTGAAAGTCAAGCTCTTTAAAGTTAACTTTAGTAAGAGAATCAACTTCAAGTCCTCCATCAAGTATTAAGGGTCTTCGACCTCCAGTATTTGGATTATATCTCATACTCCAAGCTGCTAACATTCTTTCTTTAATTTTTTCAGAAAGAGTATTAGGGCTTTTAAGTACTAATCCTGGTACTGCCCCATTCCTAAAGAAGTTATCTTGAAACTTCCTCATACTTCCAAGTATCTGCATAGTTCTAAATGCAGGTTTGAGTCTTGGAACTCCACGATAAATGGAGTTGAAACTGTTTTCTTTAATGTGTATAATTTCATTTACACTATAATCGATACTATTATCAAAAGTATACTTTTCTATATAAGTTTCATCGTCTGAATATATAGTTACCTTTTCTGCAGGTAAATGGTACATATGAGCACCATCAAAGTATATAAATATATTACCATCAATTAGTAAGTCAATTATCAGATTTCTTTTAAATGTACTTACATCTTGAAAAGGATTTGGTTCCTTATTTAGTAATTGGTCTACTTTTACTCTACGAATATTCTTTACAATATTGTTAACGCCTTGTCTTTGTTCTCCAACAGTAAATGGTATTTCTGCAACATCATCTACTATCATGTTGACTGCTCTATTAACAACTTCTAAGTCTTCATAAGCATTTCTATAATTAGTAACGATTTCACGAGAATCGATAGTCATACCCTCGTTTCTGGATATGACATATTGCGAAGGATTTAATTTTTCCTCCGTGTCTCGGTTTATTCCTAAAAATCTATCGTACCATGCCATGTTTTTCTCTTTGTTTCTCGACCCATCTTGCTTGTTTCTCTGCTGTGACTAGTTTGGGTCGTTTTCCGTATATTGAATGTAATCTCAAATGGTGCTGATGGCAGAGAGTAGCTGTTTTATTATAAACTCTTTCATAATTTTCACTAATGAATTCTTCGCGAACATCTAGGATATCTTGCTCAATCTCTATAGTTATGTTCTTCTTACGTAGCCAAGTTTCTAGCAGTTCGGTTAATCCGTAAAAGTGGTGAAAATCTAAATTATCTGTGCTTCCACAAATATAACACTCGTTTTCTTTTTTATACTGTGATTTAGCTTTATCTCTCACATATTTAACTAAATCTCTCTTAAATTTCATATCTTACTCTTAAAAACAATTATACCAATATATGCACCAAAAGTCAAGAAGTATTTTTGCCATGTATTACTAAAACGAGGTGACCTGGGTTTCAAATGTATACAGTGCATATCGTAATGCATCAGCCATATGCGATGCTCCGTCATGTTTTGGTCTCTCTTTCATTAAATTAGGGTTTGGATCCCATTGATACTGGTCAAGACACATTAATACTTCTCTACAATTTTGATGAACAAATAAATCATCATTATCAACTATGCCTGCCACTTGTCCTATACCATCTAGTACAGATTTTTTAGCATTGACAGTAGTAATATCATAGTTTTGCGCAAAGTCAAATCTTGTTTGCTGTGCTGCAGAGTCTATGTAAATCCAATCAATATTCCATTTATCTATAAGTTTTTTAATCATTCCTGCGTGTTGTTCTGTTGTTCGTTCTGAATCTAGATACTCATCTAATACATAGAACTTTTTCTCGTCCCAATCATACGCAATAACACAGAAAGCTGTAGGGTCTTTGTAACCAACATCAAGCCCTGCAAATACGTCCATGTTTCTAGTTTCAAAGTTAGATAAATCTGCGATTTGAGTTTCATGATTAAATGACCATATCTGACCTTCATAAACATTAAAGTCAGCCATGTATTCTTGTGCAAATTCATTTGAAGACATTGTTTTCTTAGCTTCAATAATATCTGATTCTGATACTCTTGGATTCTCATGATAAGTAGCTTTTATACTAGCCCACTCTGGAAACTCATCGCTCCAACCTCTGTAATAAAATTCTGCAAAGTAATTGTTTCTACCCCTTGGAGTAGATATAAAGATTGCTTTTGAATTTTCTTTATCG